ATCACCAAGGGCTGCGGGAGCTGGTGCGGGAGCTGGGGCTGTTCGGGGAGCAGCTTATCCTGGCGTTCGTACGGAGCGGGGCCGAGCGGGGCGGGGTGGCGGACGGGTTGGTGCGGATAGCGACAATCGACCCGTCGGCTATTCACAGCATTATCACCAGCAAGCAGAACCCGCGGGACTGGATAGCGGTGCGGTTGAAGCCGGACAATACCCACCCGGACGGGCGACTGTACAAGATCATCAAGGCGCGTGAAGCGAGCGGCTACCTGGAAGGCGCCGAGGATTACAGCAAGCTGGCGGACCTCGTGAAGAAGGGGGGTCAGCACGAGGGCGAGGGCGGCTACGTGGACCTGCGAGAAGCCATCCAGGACCGGCCGCGGTGGGGGCGCCTGCAGGAGTGGACGGTCGATAAGGACCCGCGGGGGTTGCGGCTGACCGAGGCAGACGGCGGGGAGGACGAGGACAGGCCGGTCAAATACGACGGCCAATGCTTCCTGTTCCAGGTCAACAAGATCAGTACCGGGTTCCGGGGCCGGCCGGACCTGCTGCCCATGCTCGACTGGCTGGACCGCTTCGATCAGGTGTTCTTCGACGGCGCCGAGCACGTGGCGCTGCTCAACATCTTCGCGTGGCACATGATCATCGAGGGCGGTTCGGAATCCTCGCCTGACCCGGAGACGAACCTGCGGGTGCAGGAGCGCAAGCTGCGCAAGGCCAAGAGCAACAGCGTTATTGCCACTAACGAGCGGGTCAAGATCGAGCCGAAGAACCCAAGCCTGCAGACCGCCGACATGGAGACGTTGGTGCGGCAGCTGCGGGTGTTCATCGCGGGCGGCGCGCGGGTGCCTGAGCACTGGGTAGCGGAAGGCGGCTACACCAATAGGGCCACGGCTAGGGAGATGGGCCAGCCGACCTACCGGATGCTGACCACCCGGCAGGCGTACGTGCGGGAGATGCTGGAGACGCTAATCCGGTTCCAACTCGACGTGTTGGTCCAGCTCGGCAAACTGCCGGCGACCGTAGAGCGTCGGAGCGAAGCGGGGCGGGTGTCTGGGGAGAAGGTCCCCACGCGGGACGCCTTCACGGTGCGCATGCCGGCTATCAACATCGCGGACGTGCGGACCACTTCGGTAGCGTTCGAGCTGCTATCGCGGGCGCTGGTGATCCTGACGACCAAGGGCTTGATGGACGACGAGAGCGCCGCCAAGCTGCTGGTCAAGATCGCCAAGGAGTTCGGCGTGGAGTTGGACGAACAGGACCTGATAGACAGCATGCTGCTATCGGCGCCGAGCGACCTGGACCTGGGCGGCGACGAGGAGGACGGGGACGACCAAGACCCGTTCGCTAAGCTGGCACAACAGACGAAGGACCTTGAGACATGAGCGAGTTCCAAGAAGGCTATAAGGCGCTGCAACGGCTTATCGCTGCTTACGACATCCCTGACCGGATGGCGAACCGGCTAATCGACGCCTGGGCACAGCAGCATTCGGAGTTGCGAGCCATGATCTCCAAGAAGGGGTTCGGCTTGGACGCCAGCACGATCGACCAATTGCTCGCGGACTTCAACGCCAGCTACCAGGAGCAGGTGCGGCAGCTTCTCGCGGACTACCAGACCGAGATCGACCGGGCCGTGCAGGAGGTCGAGAGGGCGCTGGACGACATCTTCATGGCGTTCGAGCCGGCTTACCCTGCGGGGGTGGCCGTGACCCCTGGCGTTCTCACGCAGTTCGCCGCGGCCAACACGATACAGCGGATTGTCCAGGTCACGGACGAGATGCGGCGGGCCATCGAGATCGAGCTGCGGCAGGGCGTCATGATGCAGCGACGCCCGTTCCAGGTGATGCAGCGGATCGCCAACATCGTGGGTTTCCGGAACATGAGCGGGTTTCGGGAGTTAGGGACCACAGGTATCAGCGCCAAGGCGGAGCGGATCGTCCGCACCGAGATGATGACGACCCTGAACGCCGCCTTCCGAGAGAAGATGGACTGGGCCGCTCAGCACGTAGAAGGGCTGCAGAAGGTGTGGCTGGCGACCGGCGACTGGCGTACTCGCGACACCCACCTAGACGCCCACGGGCAAATCGTGCCCTACGATGGGTATTTCACTGTGGGCGGAGCCGAGTGCCAATTCCCCTTGGATCCTACCCTGCCGCTGCGGGAGCGGGTCAACTGCCGTTGCCGGGCGGTGCCGTACAAGCCGGAATGGGGCACGCCGGACGAGATGTGGGGGTCGCTGAACGAGAAGGTGGCGTTCGAGAGGGACCGGCGCGCCGGGGCAGGGCTGGTTCCGAAGGGCGGTTTTCCTTCTATGCAGGCTGTGACCGCGGATACCCACGCCTTCATCAAAGAGAAGTACGGCGTGCCGTTCCACTCCTTCAAACGCCGCCTGATGAGGAAATGGGAGGATATCTCTGCGCGGCACTTCGACCTGCCGCGGCGGTGGAAGGATACGGTGGTGCGCCGGTTATCGGAGAAGATAAAGGTTCACTACGATTCGGTCAACCGGGCTATCAAGACGTGGGCGAAGACATCCAATAAGACCTACATGTCGGCACGGTTACAGCAGGTGGCGGCCAAGACGTTCCCTGGCGTACAGACCACAACTTGGCAGGACGATTGGTACAGCAAGCTGTCGAGACAGGCCGCGGAGGTCGCTGGGCGGGAAGGTGCCTTGGAGTACGTGGCCGCTTTCGAGAAGTACGATGTCGCCTTGACTGGCGAGCTGTCAGAGGACGCGCTGGCCGCGGGGTTCAAGAACATCGACGACGCCAACGCCGCTTTTCTGCGGGCCATGTACGAGGAGACGCAGGAGCTGTTGCGGGAGGAGGGCATCGACTACGTGGTGGCCTACCGCGGGGCTACGGTCCCCAAGGAATTGGGGCCGGAGTTGACGGAGGGGTCGGCGACGCCTGTAAAGCTCAATGCCATGTCGTCTTGGTCCCTGAGCGAACAGATCGCTGAGCAGTTCGCTGTCATGGACAAGGCGGCGGACGAGTTGGGGGTGGTGTATGAGGCGCTGATTCCGCGGGAGCGGATCATCGCTACGCCGTTCACGGGGTTCGGCTGCCTGCGGGAGTACGAGCTGGTGGTCTTGGGCGGCGACTTCAACGACACCGCGTGGCTGATGCAAGTGATCCGCTAAGGAGGGAACATGAAGCGTACGAAGAAGGACTTGAAGCGGCCGATTCCGCTGGACTCTTATAGGGATTCGGCCGATTGGATCAAACGGGTAGCCGGCGGCAAATACCAGCGCGAGGAGCTGAAGATCCACGAGGAGCTAGAGCGCCAGTACCGCCGAGAGAGGGAAGGAGGCGAGTAATGCAGTACGGTGTGAAATGGGGGCGCCGGAAGGGGGTGCATAAGGTCGTGACGCCGGCCGGCAAGCTCTACCTGGCGCAGGTGTGGTCGCCGAAGGGGCCGAAGATACTGCACAAGAGCTTCAGGCGGGCTACCGACGCCGAAAACTACCGTTGGAGGGTGATGGAGCGATGGGCGAGACTGAAGAGAGTAGCAGCTTCCTTGAAGGCACGTTCTACGGAACCGGCGTGAACGCCGAAGGACTGCTGCAGGAAGCTTACGAAGAAGTGCTGCGGCGGGTGGCGCTGGGGCGCTGCCAGCGTTGCGACTACCCGCTGCTGACCACTTGGAGGTACTGTCCGTCATGTGGCGAGCAGGCGGTTATCGTCCCTCTTGCGTAGACTGGCATTGGGACCAGCTCGCTTGGCCGCTCAGCGCGGAGCGGTCGCCGCGGGCCGCCGCCCGGCTGATGCTGTACGTCTGTGTCTGGTGCGGGCTGGGTTTCCGTGACCCGAACCTGATGGAACGCCACCAACGGCTACAACATCCGAAGAGGGAGCCGAAGGTGTTGGTGTTCCCAGCGTCCGTGGGTTTGGAGGGTGCAGGCTATGACTACTAGAAGCTGTTGGCGTGACGACAACCCGGACCTGATCGAAGCCGTGGTCAGCCGCCGCGAGCTGCACCTGCTCCAGCGCCTGCGCATGCTGGAGAGCGGGACGCACGCGGTCTTCGTGGTCAAGACCCGGCGCGGGCGGGACGGGTTGGAGAAGTTTAAGGTGCAAGAAGCTTTGCCGGTTCCAGAGTAGACTTGCGAGCTGTGACGACTTCGCACATAATAAGGGGGAGGTTGGCGACGACTCCGGGTTCCGGATAAGCGTCGCCGGCGGGCAATGTCAAACGGGACAGACAGGCCACGGCGGTGGCCTGTTTCTATTTGGGCCGCCGGGAGAGAGTCGATGATCAAGAAGGTCGGCGACAAGTGGGTTCTGTACTCCAAGGACGGTTCGAGGGTGTTAGGTCGCTTTGATACCAAGAAGGCGGCGCAGGACCGGGAGGAACAGATAAAGCGCATTGTCCGACTACTGAAGCGAGGAGGTGAAGCCGTGGGAGCAACTGAACAGGCCAAGAAGGCTCAACTTGCTCGCTCGCGCCGTTACGGGATCGGAATCAAGAAGGGCGGCAACGTCACCAAACCGGCTGCATACGCGGACGTGCCGGACTCCATGTTCGCGGATCCTGTAAACTACCGCTACCCGCTGTCTCCAGAGGCGCGCGCCGTCAACGCTATCACCCGTTTCAACGATTCGTCCAACCGTACGGCGGGCGGCTACACCGAGGAAGAGTGGGCCAAGATCGGGCGCCGGATCGCTCGGGCGAATCCGGGCAAGGTCTACCGCGACGGTAAGGTCGTGGACAGGGAGCAGCAGGAAGCCAACGTCACCGATTTCGTGGACCGTGTTCGCTACGCCTTCAGCGAGTTCATTGGGGAGAAGGCGGACGGGTGGGTGCGCGAGGTCTACGACGAGGGTTACGCCATCGTCGAGTACGAGGGCGACACCTATAAGGCGCCGTTCAAGGTCGGGGGTGCAGACGGTGACGACATCATCTTCGCGCCGCGAGCTGAGTGGACCAAGGTCAAGCTGACCTACACGCCCATTAACGAGACGCTGTCGTTCTTGTCCGAAGCTTCTGGGGGCGGTGAGCCGCAGGGGGCCGTTTGGGAGGTCACGATTATTGGGCCTGAGACCGAGGACGACCTCGTGAACATCGACGGGCGCCAATTCGTGCGGTCCAAGAACGGGCGGTACTATAGCGTCGAGGCGCTGAAGCGGAGCGTGGAGATGTGGGACGGCGTAAAGGTGTACGACAATCACCTGACGCCGGAGGAGCGCCAGAAGAAGGCGGGAATGCGGTCGGTGGTCAAGGAGTGGGTCGGGACCATCGTCAAGCCTTGGTGGGACGATAAGGCCAAGGCGATTAAGGCGCAGTTGCGAGTGGTGGACGAGCAAGTCCGTAACAAGCTCAAGAACGCGCTGGACGTGGGCGTGTTGGACAGCATCGGGCTGAGTATCGACGCGCTGGGCGTCGGGCGCAATGGGTCGGAGGGTGAAATCCTCATCGAACGAATTGTGAAGACCGTGTCCGTCGATGTCGTGGCCGACCCCGCGGCGGGCGGGCGACTAGTTCGTATGTTGGCCTCAACCGAGGCGGGAGGGATCGAGATGGAGCGTGAGAAGCTGATGAAGCTGCTGGAGGAGCTTCTAGGCGAGAAGTTCGCGGAGCTGAAGGAGTATCTGGAGCAGCTCACGGATGAGCGCCTGGAGGCGTTCCTCGCTGGCTTGAAGGGCGAGGGAGAGAAGAAGGAAGACCAGAAGGGTCCGGAATCGGCCAAGGCAGCTGAGACCGAAGAGAAGCCTACGGAAGTGTCCGAGTCGGTGGCCGGCGTTGAGGCGCAGCTGGCTCAGGCGGTGCAGACCGTTGAGGCGGCCGTTGCCAAGATCGAGCAGGAGCGGCGGCTGATGGAGTGCGGCAAGATGCTGTCCGACAAGTTGGGCGCCTCTGGGTTGCCTGAGAAGTTCCGGGCGGTGATCGCCACGCGCTTCAAGGGCCGCGTCTTCGAAGAGGAGGAGCTGGACGCCGAGATCAAGGCGTTCCAGGAAGCCTTTACCGAGTTCGTGGAATCGCAGCCTGACATCCCGGTGGGGGCGCTGCGCCTGGGTGAGCAGTTCACGGCGTGGGAGCGCTACGAGATGGCGCTGCTGCGCTTGGTCGCTGGGCAGACCACTTTCAACGAGATCGTTCAGAAGCACAACGAGAAGGAGGTCAAGGACTACAACGTACAGGCGCTGGAGAGCTACGTCAAGGCCGGGCAGCCTGCGCTGCCGCGGGCGGCGCGCCTGTCTGAGTGGTACGTGGACCTCTGCGGTGGTTGGGACGCTGCAATCGAGGGGCGTCTTGCCAACCCGACACTACTGCAGGAGGCCAACCTTGACACCGCGTCGCTGACGAGCATCATCAAGAACACCGTGAACATCCTGCTTGCGAACGACTACAGTCAGCGTGAGCAGTGGTGGACTCCAATTGTGCGCCAAGAGGACGTCGACACGCTGGACGACGCGACCTTGGTGCGGGTGTACGGCTTCAACACGCTGTCGGCAGTGTCGGAGAAGCAGACCTACACCGAGTTCGATTGGAACGACGAAGAGGAGACCGCCAGCTACGTCAAGAAGGGTAACTTCGTGGGGATCTCGCTGGAGACGTTCCTGCGTGACAAGCTGAACGTCCTGCGCACGATTCCGCGCCGCTTGGCGGACGCTTGGTACAACACGGTTTCGGACCTCGTTGCCACGGTGTTCACCTGCAACAGTGCTGCTGGTCCGGTTTTGTCCGACTCGGGCGCGCTGTTCAATGGCACCGCGCTGACGTCTGCCGGTGGGCACGCCAACCTCGGATCGACTGCTTTAGCCTACGCGTCGCTGGCAGCCGCGCGGTTGGCGATGATGAAGCAGACCGACCAGCCGCTGGGTGCGGGCCGCCGCCTGGGCATCACGCCGCGGTACCTGCTGGTGCCGATGGATCTGGAGCAGACCGCTTTGCAAATCCGCAATTCGGAGCTGGTTCCTGGCCAGTCTGGCGGTGCGAGCTCTGGTGGTCAGCTGCAGACCGTCAACACGCTGCGCAACAGCTTTGACGTGATCGTGGTTCCGGGCTGGACCGACGCTAACGACTGGGCTTGCGTGGCTGATCCGCGGCGCTTCCCGGCGATCTGGCTGATTTGGCTGCGCGGGCGCCGCACGCCGGAGCTGTACAGTGCCGACAACGAGCGGGCGGGGGCTATGTTCACCAACGATGTGCTACGCTACAAGGTGCGCATGTTCACCTACCAATTCAGCTCCACCTATACCTGCGCACCCGTGAGCGACTTCCGACCGCTGTACAAGGCGAACGTGTCCTAGTCTGACACAGTGAATCAGGGTGGGGGGTCAGCCTGACCTGACCTCCCACCGCCGATAGGAGGTTTACGATGAACGAACGACTTGTTCCTTTGACCGCGACTTTGGCTGCGCAGGCTGACGCGGACGGCGTGGCGGGTTTCTACGTGCCGGACGAGTTCACGATCCTGTACGTGAGCCACTTCCTCAGCTTCGCCAACAGCCCAACCGCCGAGACCATCGACATTCAGGATGACGGTGACGACATCGAGACGGACATCGATGTTTCTACCAACGGTATCACGACCCTGGACACGCCGCTACGGGTTGCCGCAGGGTCGGTGATCGAAATCGACCTCAACCTGACCGGTGGTTCTTCGCCAACGGCTACTGGTCAGATCACCCTGTGGGGCCTGGCGGGCGAGTAGGGAGGGACTCCAATGTCTGATCTAGACCTGTTGGCTGCGCTGCTGGATTATTGCGACGCGCCAAGAGAACACGATGGCGAGGTGATCTCGTTCGCGGTCAAGGCTGACTACACCGGCGAGGAATACGCGGTGGCGCTGATCGACTACGGAATCAAGGGGACCAAGAAGTTCAAGGCGCCGCTAGCAAAGCTGGTCCAGCCGGCCGCGGAGGAGGCGGCTGAGTCAGAAGAGCCTGAAGCCGACGCCGAAGGCGCCGAGGAACCCGCCGAGGTGGGAGACGAGGTGGAAGGCGAGGAACCTGCCGAGGTGGAGGCCGAGGTGGGAGCCGAAGGCAACTGTGAAGCCGAAGAGGCGGACGAGTAGTCTAATCGGCGGCGCACGAAAGGAGTAGCAAACACCGCGGGACTACTCGGTGCGTAGGCCACCGTCACTGGTAGGCTACGCCCGCCGGTGGCGGTGGCCTAATTTGTGTAGGAGGAGTCATGCTGGGGCAAATCAAGCAACTGTCAGCGTCAGGTTACGTGGTTGGCGCGAACGACAACACGAAGATCAAGGCGATCACGTTGCAAGGTGGATCCGATACGGCTACCCTGACGTTGAAGGAAGGCGGGTCGGGCGGAACAGAGCGGTTGGAGATCAAGGCCGCGGCGGGCACCATCGAGCACCTGTACTTTGGGGAACAGGGCTTCATGTGCCCTGGCGCGTATGCCGCTTTGTCTGGCACCGGTCCGAAAGTTAGCTTCGTGTTGGTGTAGTAAGCGATGGCAGCCGAGATCAAGCTGAGTACCTTTGCGAGCCGGGTCGACACGCTGTTGCAGGGTGTGCCGACCGCAGACCTGTCCGCTGCGGACCGCCAGACCGCGGTACGGCAGGCGATTGCGCAGTACAACATCGACCTGCCAAAGCGGCTGGTCGCTAAGATCGCCGGCGACGGTGGGCGTTTCTACCCGCTGTACGCCGCCGCCATCGACCGAGACCTAGACGACCAGGACGCCGAGATCGCCTTCAAGGATAGCGGGGCAGATCAGGCGTTGTCGCTGAAGTTCACTATCGGCGAGGAGCTGGATCTGCACGCGCTGGAGATCGCGCTGCGGCGTATAGGGTCGACGGTTGAAGGCACGCTGGAGCTAGCGATCTACACGGCGGATGGCAACGGGCTACCGGACGTACAGGTGCTATCGGGTGTAGGGGCGAATTCCATGCCCTCGGTTGACATCGATGACGTGGGCGGGGCGCCGGCCGGTATCGTGGGTTATGTCCGGTTCGATCTCGACCCGCCGTTGCGGTCGCTGCGACCGGGGACCTACTGCGTCGTGCTGACGCCTAACGGCTACACCTACAACGCCGGTTCTGCAGAAGTACGGCTGGGCGTCACGCAGGCCGGCGCCGCGTCGAACGAGATCGGGACTTATGACGGTAGCGCCTGGTCGGCGTACGGTACAGATTCGCTGGCCTGTCTGCGGGTGTGGGTGAGCCTGCCTGGGTGGCAGCCGGACGGGAGTCACCTTCTGCAGGTTGAGTACCCTGCCGCGGCGCTTGGGAACGACGAGGAGCCTAACATCCTCGAAGACGACACGTACAGTCTCTTCGAGGCCGACAGCGGTGACTGGCTGTGCTTCGAGTCCTACGCGCCGCCTTCTAGCGAACATATCCGGCTATGGTACACGGCGCCGTACCAGTGGACGGAGAGTAGCGATCCGACTATTGCCATCCCGTCACGGCACTTCGAGGCGGTCTGTAATCTCGCCGCGTCGTTCTGCTGCACGTGGTTGGCGACGCGCTACGGACAGAATACCGACTCGACCTTCGTAGCGGACGTGGTGGACCAGCGGACGCAGGACGAGGACTACCGGGCTAACGCTCGGGACTTCTACAAGGCGTACCTGCGGCTGACGGGGTTGGATCGGGCGGATAAGGCGCCTGGGTTGGTGATCGGCGACGTTGACCAGCTGCCAGGGTTCATGGACGCCGACTTCATCTTCCACGGGAGGACCACACGATGATCAAGTGGGAGATAGACATCACTGAGATCCGCAGGTTGGCAATGTTGCTGCCACGGTTCAACGATGCTATCGAGGAAGAGGTGGTGTCCGCGATGGTGGAGTCGGGCATGATGCTGACGGCGCTCGTGTCGGCGGAGATCGCCGCCCACAGCAAGAACACAGGGCTGTTAGCCGCCGCGGTGTCCTACCCGGAAGGCTTCACGGTTGAAGGCGAGCCGCTGGGGACGTACACGGGTACTGTAGCCGCCGCCAACAAGGTCGGTATGTTCGGCGTGTCCACGAGCTTCTACTCCAACTTCGTAGAATTCGGAACGCGGCCGCATACGCCGCCGTTGGAGCCGCTGGAATACTGGGTGACTCGCAAGTTCGGGTTGCAAGGCGACGAGGCTAGGCAGCGGGCGAAGCTCGTGCAAATGTCGATCTCGCATCGGGGCACGCGGGCTAGATATCACTTCCAACACGCCTGGAAAGAACGGGGAGGCGAACGGCGGGTGAAGCGGATCTGGGCCGAAGTGCCTAGGAAGATTATCCAGCGGTGGGAGCGGGCGTCATGAACGAGTCGGTGGCACGCGCGGCGATCAAGACCATCTTGGAGGGCGTAGCGAACATCGGGCAGGTGTACGACTACGAGCGTTACGCTAAGCAGTGGACCGCCCTGCGCAGCCTGTTCATGGCCGACATCGGTGGGACACAGCGGCTACGGGGCTGGGTGATCACGTTGACAGCGGTACGCCAGGAACCGGATACGTTCATGGGCGGCACCCACGTCTACTACGACTTCCTGATCCGGGGCTTTGAGGCAGTAGACGACAGCTCAGCCTCAGAGAAGACGTTCAAGGACCTAGCGCTGGCGGTCATCCAGGCGCTAGATGGCGACACGGATCTGAACAGCAACGATTACGAGGGCGGCGCCGCCGGGCGGTTCGTCTCGCAGCCGTGTGACGCCGACTTCGATTACCGGATGTTCGCGGGCGTGCTTTGTCACTTCGTGGAGATCCGGAAGACGGTGGAGGAGATCATATGAGCGCTAAGTACAGGGTAGTTAGGGGAATCAACGTGGTAGTCGACCGTCGAACCGACCCGCCTACCGAGAAGCGGTTCGAGCCGGGCGACGACCTGATTACCCGGCGGGACCTGCCTCGTCAGGTGGACATCAAGTACCTGCTCAAGCGCGGCGTGCTGGAGCTGGTAGAGGACGACGGGGAGGACGAGGCGGAGGAGGTGACGGATGAGTAAACTTGCAGGCCGTTGGTGCGAGATCGCTTACGCCGGGTACCGGCTGACCGGGTATTCGACGCAGTTCGACATCACGCACGGTATGGGCGAGATGGACCTCACGACCTTCATGGACGCGGTTAAGCACGGCGGGCCAAACTACGTGTGGGACGACACGGCGGCGCTGACGCTGTTCATGGACGCCGACACGGACGCGTCGCACGACGCGCTTAACGGGAAGCTGGCACAGTACACCAATTCCCACCTGCTGATCTTGGTCGGTCAAGGCGCCGCTCCGGGTGCGGGCGACCCGTGTTACTTGCTCTCGGCTAAGCACTTCGTCTACACGGTGCCGGTAGAGACCGAGGCGGCGATCGTCTGCAACACGACTTTTCGAGGACAGGGGCCGGGGCAGTGGGGTGTCGTGCTAGCGAATTATCTCGCCACGGCGATCACGAACAGCTTTACGGGTTCGGCTATCGATCAGGGAGCGCAAAGTGGCGACGGCGCTGAGGCGATTCTCCAAGTGGTGCTGCCGACGTCCTCGGACACTTACGACTTTATCGTCCAGGATAGCCCAGACAACTCGGTGTGGAGCGATCTAATCACGTTCACGGCGGACGGCCAGACGCGGCTGAGCGAGCGTCAGACCATAACGGGCACTGTCGAGCGGTATATCCGGGTGATCGCCACCCGCACGGGCGCCGCCGGTGACGAGCTGAAGTTCGCCGTGGGGTTCAAGCGCTATTGAGCGTAGGAGGTAGCTATGGCTAAACTTGCAGGACGATGGATCAAGATTCAACTAGACGACAGCGGTGGCACGCCGCGGGACGTCTCCTCGGATCTGGTCAGTATCGACATCCCGATGGAGTACGACGAGATCGATACGACTGGCTTCCAGGACGACGCCAAGAACAGCATCCCAGGGTTGCCGCAGTTCAACGTCGAGCTGACAGGTAAGTTCAACCCTGCGGCTGATACGGGCCTCTACACGGTCCTAAGCGACATCGTAGGAGAGGCCAGCGGCCACACGCTGATTGTACAAGTGGGTCAGAACGCAGACCCACAATCAGGCGACCCTAAGTTCGAGGGCGAATTCTGGTGCCCGAAGATGTCCGTCTCGGCCACGCCCACGGGCGGCATCGAGATCACGGCCTCGCTTCGGGTGTTCGGTTCGACCGCGCCGGCTTGGGGCACCGTGTCGTAGTCTTAGTATAGGTACCCTCGTCGAGGGGGGTACCTATAAAGGCAGGATGATATGACTGAACAACCGCGACCTATCGACGCTACTCCTCCGGTGATCCGCAAGGATTGCCCGTTGGAGGGGCATGAGGGCGAGTACGTGCTGTTCAAGCGCAAGGGGTGGAAGTTCAAGCACCTGCGGCTGTGGGAGACGCTCCCTAGTACCGAGGAGGTGGTTGAGCTGGTCATCGAGCGCATCCACGACTGGCACTTGACCGATGAGGACGGGAATATCGTCCCGTTCCAACCGACTCGCAAGGTCGGCGAGGAAGAGGAGAAGGCAGAGCCGAACGTGGAAGCGCTGGACGACCTACCGCCGGACGTGGCGGCCTGGGTTGTCACGGCGTTCCGAATGGCGTATCAAGAAGCGGGGTTGCCGTCCCCAAACTCTTAATGGCTGCCGCTGACTACGGTCAGTTCGGCGGCAGCCAGGACGACGATCAAGACTACCTGCGCAGCGAGGTTGAGCGGGCGCTGATCTGTCGGGCTTATAACTGGCAGGTCCTTCCTTGGGAGATGGACGAGCTGGACGTGGCCGAGGTCAGGGTGCCGCTGGCAGTCGTCAAGGTTTACGACACCTTTAAGCACTACGCGGCGGATATCGAGTCGCTGACGCCGGAAGAAGTCGAGATCGTCGGGAACATTGAACGGCTGCGGCAGGCAGTAGAAGACGATGGCTCAGAAGGCTGAAATCAAAGTTACCGCCGACACTAGGGAGGCGGTTGACCAAATCCGGAAGCTTTCTCGTGAGACGGGCGGCGCCGCCAAGGAGATGACGAAGGCGTTTGAGGACGCCCGTAAGGCCGCCACGATCACTGGGGCGGCGCTATCCGGCGCCGGGGCAGCCGGCGGCTGGTTCCTGGCGCGGGCGACGCAGCTATCGGCACGCGTCGAGACGCTGGGTGTCGTGTTGCGTCAGGTCGGCAAGGTCGCCGGCTACACGGTCGAGCAAATCGACGAGTACGAGCGCGCCACGATCAAGATGGGTATTACAACCCAAGTGGCGCGCGTCTCGTTGATCCGCTTGGCTCAGGCGAACATCGATCTCTCGAAAGCGTCCAAGCTGGCACGTATCGCGCAGGACGCCGCGGTCATCGCCGGCATTAACTCGTCCGAAGCGTTCGAGCGCATGATCTGGGGTATCAACACCCTGAACCCGCGGATTCTCAAGACCATGGGCCTCACGATCTCGCTGGAGCAGGCGTATTCGGCGTACGCCAAGCAGGTCGGCAAGACCGTGAACGAGATCTCCATGCTGGAGAAGAAGCAGATCGCTGTCAACGAGGTGATCAAGGCCGGCGCTCGGATCACGGGGTCGTACGAAGCTGCTATGACCACGGCCGGCAAGAAGGTCACGTCGCTAGCACGTTACTGGGAGGAAGCGCGGCGGGCGCTGGGCGACGAGTTCCTGCCTGTCTACTCCGAGCTGATTGACCTGACGACCCAACTGCTCAAGAGCTTCTTGGCGTTGGAGCCTTCGCAGAAGCGGTTCATTGCTTACTTCCTTGCGTCCGGCTCGGCGGTGTCTGTTATGACCGGCGCGTTCCTCATCTTCGGTTCCAAGATCGGCGGCATGATCAACCTGCTGGGTGGGGTCGGCAATGCCCTTATAGGGATGACCTCGGCGACTACGGCCGCTTCGACCAGCATGGCGTCGCTGTTGGGTATCACGGTCTCGACACGGGCCGCCCTGACAGGCTTGATGGCCGCGACCGGCGTGGGCATTGCGATCGCCGCCCTGACGGGCGGGGTGGCGCTGCTAGTGAAAGAAATGAGGGATGCTCACGAGGAGACGATGGCCGAACGCGAGCGGCTAGCGGCGATCGAAAAGCAGGCACGAGAAACCGCGAAGTCCTACGAGGAATACCTGGAGCTGAAGCGGCGGGCACGCGGCGAGGTCGAGGAGGACGAATCAGCCTACGAGAAGGAAGTAAAGCG